TGGCGTAATGCAGGTGGCTTGTCGCATATATACAAACAGTGGCCTGAATGTAAAGTTTGGTTAGAGGAGACATTAAAATGATTATTGGTGTATGTGGTTTTATTGGCAGTGGTAAAGACACTATTGCAGATTATCTAGTAAACGTACATGGCTTCCGTCGTGAGAGTTTTGCTAATACATTAAAAGATGCAGTAGCCGCAGTATTTGGCTGGGATAGAATTCTCTTAGAAGGTCGTACAAAAGAAGCACGTGAATGGCGTGAACAAGTAGATCCTTGGTGGGCGGAACGTTTAAATATTCCCGATCTAACACCGCGTTGGGTATTACAGCGATGGGGAACTGAAGTCTGCAGACGAGGCTTTCATGACGACATCTGGATTGCCAGTGTAGAAAACAAATTGCGTAGAACCAATGATGATATCGTAATCAGCGATTGCAGATTCCCCAACGAAATTGCTAGTATTAAATCAGCAGGCGGTGTTATTGTCTGTGTTAACCGCGGTGAATTGCCGAGTTGGCACATTATGGCAGCTAATGCAAACAAAGGCGATGCAGTGGCAGCGGCAAAGCTAAAACAATTAGGTATTCATGCCAGCGAAACAGCCTGGGTTGGTACTAAGTTTGATTATGTACTAGACAATAACCGATCTCTAGATGATTTGTTCAAACAAGTAGAAGAAATCACTCAAAGCGAGATGCAACTCAATCAGCTAATTTAGTAATATGAGCTAAATAGGCTCTTTTCTCCAAACCAGTATAAATACTGGTAACCTACATTAAGGAGAAAAACATGCCTACATTAGTTTCACCAGGCGTAGCAGTCAGCGTTATCGACGAAAGCCAATACGGTTCTGCCGGTCAAGGCACAGTACCGTTAATCGTTATTGCTACCCAATCTAACAAAGCAAATGTAAGTGGAAGTGGTTATGCAGAAGGCACAATGCCTGTTAATGCTAACAAGCCATATTTACTAACTAGCCAACGTGAGTTGGTTGAATTATTTGGTAAGCCATACTTTAAAGTTATTGATGGTACACCAGTTCACGGATCAGAAGTCAACGAATACGGTTTATTCACCGCTTATAGTTACTTAGGCCTTGCTAACCGTGCATACGTATTACGTGCTGACATTGATCTAGCACAATTAGAGCCTACAGACATAGAGCCAGCGGGCGATCCTGCAAATGGAACATTATGGTTAGATGCTACTACCACAGCCTGGGGTATTTTTGAAGCATCTGCTACAGGTACAGCAAGCTGGCAAGCTAAAACACCATTGGTTATCACTAGTTTAGATGACACAACAGACAGTGCTGGTGTAACACCACTAGTAGACCTAGGTTCAAATGGCGACTACGCAGTTGTTGCAACTACAGTTGTATCCAGCTACCAAGTATACAAAAAAGTTGCCGGTGTTTGGAAAATTGCAACAAACGCTTCTCTAAGCCAAACAATTTTTGCGGCTCCTCACTATCAGATCCCAAGTGCTACAGCAGTTGGTGATGTATGGATTAAAACTACAACACCTAATTCTGGTGCCAGCATAGTAGTTAAAAAGTGGAATTCTTCAACACGCCAGTGGGCAACAGTGGCAGTTCCTGTATATGCAAGCAATTCAGATGCTTCAACAGCATTTGGTTCTAGCCTAACAGCAGGTAAGTTATTTGCAA